CGACGCTGAAGACGTGGCAGAGGACCAGGCCGATGGCGTATGAGGACATCGACTTCACGCCACCCGAGGGTGTGCGAGAGGAGGCCGCACGCGGGCTAGAGTGGCGAAGAGAGTACGGCCGAGGCGGCACGGAAGTCGGCGTGGCTCGCGCACGCGACCTGAGCAACGGCACCAACGTCTCGCCGGAGACGGCCCGACGAATGAAGGCGTATTTCGATCGGCACGAGATCGACAAACAGGGGGAGGGCTGGAGCCCGAGTCAGGACGGCTACCCATCGGCCGGCAGGATTGCGTGGGCACTGTGGGGCGGCGACCCTGGCCGCTCGTTCGCTGAGAAGCTGGTGCGACAAATGAACGCAGAAGATGACAACAGGAGCACGAATATGGAACTTGAACGCCGCTGCCTCGACTTCGACGAGCTGCCCGAGGTCGAGCTGACGCTGGAGACCAGGAGCAACGGCACCCAGGTGCTGACCGGGTACGCCGCCGTCTACAACCGGCTCAGCCTGCCGCTGCGGGAGGGTGGCTCGCAGTTCCGTGAGGTCATCCTGCCCGGGGCGTTTGACCGCATCCTGGCCAGGCAGCGTGGCAAGCAGGACGTGGTGGCCCTGCTCAACCACGACAGCAACTTCATCCTCGGCCGCACGTCCTCGGGCACGCTGGAACTCTCAAGCGACGACAAGGGCTTGAAGTACACGGTGACCCCGCCTGACACGCAGGTGGGCCGGGACGTGCTCGAGCTTGTGCGTCGCAGGGATCTGCGGGGCAGCTCGTTCGCGTTCGCCCTGTCCGGGCCGAATTCCGAGCGATGGACAAGCGACGAGCAGGGCACTGTCCGCGAAATCCGCGAGGTCAGCCTGCTGGCCGACGTGTCCGTGGTGCTCACGCCGGCCTACCCGGCCTCGAGCGTGGCCGTGGCTCAGCGGAGCTACGAGGCGTGGCTTGCGTTGCAAGAAACAACGCAGGAGTCAGCGGCCCCGCTTGCCGAGCGTTCGGCCCTGCGGGGCGTCGCCCAGGCGTGGGCCGCCCTCCTGCGATTGCGGAGCGTATGAGCGACAAGCCCAGATGTCAGTGCGGCGAGCAGCTGCGGACCCGGTCTAGTCGGCCGGTCGGCAACGAGCGGCAGCGGTACATGCGTTGCCCGAGGTGCGGAGCCCGTGCCGTGGCGTTTGTGAAAACAACACATTCTGAAGTCCGGTTCTGCAAGGCACCCACAGTGCGTCCGTAGCGTGAACACCAGACGGCAATCACGCCTCTGGAGAAAACGCTCATGGATCGCCTTGCCAGCCTTCGTGCCGAAGCCGCCGACGTTGCGGAGCGGATCGAGACCCTCGGTGCCCTGGAGTCCGACAACCAGGCCGACATCGACGCCCGCAACATGGAGCTCGAGGGCCTGACCGCCAAGGCCAAGGATCTCACCGGCAAGATCGCCTTCGAGGAGAAGGTTGCCGACTCGGCCAAGAGCCTGCGGGCCGTGGCCGACCGCTGCACCCCGGCTCCCGAGGTGCGTGAGGCTGCCCCTCGGATTGAGCCCGTCTCGTACCGTGGCCGGCTGAAGGCGTTCCCAAACACCGAAGAGGGCCGGCGTGACGCCTACTCCTTCGGCCGGTGGCTGGCTGGCTACGTCCACGGCGACGCGGACGCCAAGCGGTGGTGCCAGGATCACGGCATCGAGGCCCGTGCGATGGGCGAGGCGACCAACTCGGCCGGGGGTGTGTTTGTCCCGGAGATCGCTAGTGGTCAGGTGGTGAGATTAGTCGAAGAATTCTCAATCTGGCCCGCTGCGATGCAGCAGGTCGTGATGCCCAGCGACACCGTCACGGCGGTCAAGCGTCTCACGGGCGTGACGGCCAACTGGTCGGCGGAGAATGCCGAGATCGCCACGAGCGACCCGACCGCGACCGACGTGCGGCTGGTGGCCAAGAAGCTGACCGTGTCGACCCGGATCAGCAACGAGCTGTTGGCCGATGCGGCGGCGGTTGGTGACTGGGTGCTTGCCGAGTTCGCCACGGCGATCGGCGAGAAGCTGGACCAGGCGGCCGTCAACGGCGACGGGACCAGCACCTACGGCGGCGTGCACGGCATCGCCAACAAGATCCTGACGGCGGCCGGCTCGTACTTCAAGCCGGCCAGTGCTCGGGATGCGTTCGACGAGCTGACCGTCAATGACTTCCTGTCGGTCGTGTCCCTGCTTCCGACCTACGTGACGAGCCCCCGCTGGTACATCTCCAGCTCGGGCTTCGCCCAGTCGATGCAGCGGCTCGACCTGGGTGCGAACGGCCGGGTGTCGTTTGAGACCGGCACCGGGTTCCAGTTCCTGGGCTACCCTGTGACAATCACCAACGTCCTGCCTAAGAGCGGCAACCTCGACGAGAAGGTGTGTGCCCTGTTCGGCGACGCCAGCCTGGCCGGCATGTACGGCATCCGGTCGGCGTTCCAGACCAAGATCAGCACCGAGCGTTACGTCGAGTACGACCAGACGCTGTACCTCGGCCTCGCCCGTGCGGACATGGTCTGGCACTCGGTTGGCTCGGCCACTGAGGCTGGCCCGCTCGTCGCGCTCGTGGGCAACACCTGATCCTAAGCCTCCCCGGAGAACCTGACTGATGAACCACGCTGAGTCCACCAAGACGGTCGCCAAGCTCGGAACTGCCGACACGACCACGGCGCAGACCTTCACGCACTCCATCGACACGCTGGGCTACGATTACGCCAGCATCGACGTGGTGTTTGAGGCCAACGCCGCCACGACCAACGCTGTGGCCACGGCTCTCAAGCTGGGCCAGGGCGACACGACCGCTGCCTACACCGACATCACGGCATACGTGGGCGGCGGCTCGGGCGGGTTCACGATCCCGACCACGTCGCTCACCGACGCAAGCAACGTGGTCCGGTTCAACGTGGACATGCGTGGGAAGAAGCGTTACCTGAACGTCTCGGCCACCCCGATTGCCGCCAGCGTTGTCTGTGCGGTGGCCCAGCTGAGCAAGGCCGAGGTCGGCCCCGCGAATGCCTCCGAGGCTGGCGTGGCCGCTGTGGTCAGCGGCTGACGCTTGACATCATCGCCAAAGTGAACGGCTGGCGGGACGTTGTCCTGCCGGCCGTTTCGCATTGGAGGATCCATGATCGTCAAGATCGGCAACACCGAGGCCGACGTGCGGGTGGAGGCAGTTCTTTCGATGCCTCGCCTGAGTTTTACGGCCAACACGTTTACCTGGGTTCAGGCCCTTATGCCGCTGAACATCCGGCCCACGATGGGCACCGGCGTGTTCTGGGACCAAGTAAACACCCGCGTGTGGGAGCAGTTTATCGACCGCTGCGAGTACCTGCTGTGCATCGACTACGACAGCTTCTTTTCCCAGGCCGACGTTGAGTACCTCATGGCCCTGGCCCTAACGTTCCAGTGTGATGCCCTGGCCCCGCTCCAGACAAAGCGCGAGGACGGCCGCCCGATGCTCACGCTCAAGGGCAACCTTGACAACCCGCCAGCGGACGGCCACACCCAGGTGCCAAAAGAGTGGTTTGCCGAGCCTGTCCAGGAGGTGGACACGGCACACTTCGGCTGCACGCTGCTGAGCACGGCCGCCCTCAAGCGGTGCAAGAAGCCATGGTTCTGGAGCAAGCCTGCCCCGGATGGCAGCTGGGGCGACGGCCGCCGTGATCCCGACATCTGGTTCTGGTCGAACTGGCGTGAGAGCGGCAACCGGGCCTACGTCACGCCACGGGTGACCATTGGCCACGGAGAGTACGTGGTTACGTGGCCTGGCCGGCAACTGCAGGGGCCGGTGTTCCAGTTCTGTAGCGAATGGTCGAAGGAGCATAAGAAGCCCGAGTCTGCATGGAGTGCCCCTTAATGAAGAAAATCAGATTGATCCGGCCGTTCCGGGCGTACAGCACCGGGGCGGTGCTCGACGTGCCCGGCGGCCAGGCCCACGAGTTGATTACGCGCGGGTACGCCGTCGAGGAGAAGCAGCAGGATCTGCTTGACACGGCGGCCCTGGAGCCCGAGGTCAGGACCGCCGACGCCACGCCGAAGAAGCGGAGCCGCAAGAAGTGAACTACCGCAGCCTTGTTCGTGCCACGCAGCCGGCCGTCGAGCCCGTGACGCTCGCGGAGGCCAAGGCCCACCTTCGGGTGGACATCAGCGACGACGATGCCCTGATCTCGGCCATCGTGAAGGCGAGCCGGGAGTTCTGCGAGGAGTACCTGGACCGCTCGCTGGTGCATACGCAGTGGACGATGCGGATGGACGCCATCCCGTGGGAGATCGAGCTGCCCAGGCCGCCTTTGGCCCAGAGCGGGACGACCACGGCCACGGTCGTGACGTACACGCTGGAGACGCAGGCCACGGCCACGCTCGACACCAGCACGTACCGAGTGGACCGCACGGCCACGCCGGGCGTGATTCGCACCGTCTACGGCGGCACGTGGCCTGGCCACCTAGCGGACCAGAACAGCGTCAGCGTGACGTGGTGGGGCGGCTACGGTGCCGATGGCACGGCAGTGCCGGCCGCCATCCGGTCGGCTGTCCTGATGCTCGTCTCGCACCTGTACGAACACCGCACCGCCGTGGCCCCCGGCATGTCCGAGGTGCCGTTTGGCGTCAAGGCCTTGCTCGACACGCAACGCTGGGGGAGCTACCGCTGATGGCACTCGACGGCCGCATCAACATTGACGTGCTGTTTCACGACACCGACGGGACCGCGTCCCTTAAGGTCGTGTCGCTCGAGGACTCAACGGCGTACACGACGGGCAAGGTGGCGATCGTTACAGGCACGTGCGGCACAGCATCAGTCAACGTGGAAATTGCTCCATCGGTTTACCGAGACTCTGGGGGCAATTTAGTGAGTTTTTCTAGCATCGACCGCGTTGCATTCGCAGCCAATCCGCTGTCCAAGTGTTTTCCCACCGGCCAGGACGAATTGATAATCAGTAGCGGCAATCGTGTCGCGGTCACTGAAATCCAGAACGCTGTGGTGTTTGAGGTGGCCAGAGTGGGCACCGCCGGCACGGCCTCCTACACCTTGGTGCTGTACGGCACATGATCGACGCCGGCAAACTCCGCGAGCGTGTCATCATTCAGCAAGCAGCCGAGGCGCGGAACTCGCTTGGCGAAACCACGCTGTCGTGGGCCGCGTTCGCCGAGCGGTGGGCCAGCGTCGAAGGCGTGAGCAGCCGCGAGGCGTTGGAACTGGGCCAGGTGGATGTCTCGGTGACGCACCGTGTGCGGATGCGTTACGTGGACGGAATGACGCACAACATGCGGATTCTCTGGCGCAGCCGGGTCTTGGAAATCATCAGCCTGCTCGAGTACGCAAACCGCAGTGAGCACGTTGCTGTGTGCGAGGAGCAAGTCTGATGGGAAGATTCACTGGCGTGAAGGTAGAGTTCCCAGAGATTCACGAACTGCGAAAGCAGCTGCGACAGTTTCCCAACAACATCGCCGCCAAGCATCTTGGCGCTGCAATTCGACAAGCCAGCAAGCCAGGGCAGCAAGCCCTTAAGGCCGAGGTTCGTGCCAACCAAAAAGGCCCAACTGGCAACTTGCTGCGGGCTGTGACAACAAAAATTGTCGTCTACAAAAGAACCGGCAATGCTGCTGGAATGGTTGGGTTTACGAAAGCCGGCAGCGGATCGTCTAAGTACGCTGCGGCAAGCGGAAGTTCAAAAAACATTCGCACAGGAAAAGACCGAGCATTTCATGCTGGCTTTCTAGAGTTTGGAACTAAGCCGAGGTACACGAAAAAGTCCATTGCCTCTAGCTACAACCGGCTTGGGCCATTCAAAATCAAGCCCATCGCAAAGCGTGGCAAGTTTGCCGGCCAGGCTCGAGTGCAGACCACCCCAAAGCTGCCTAAGGCATTTTTTAAGCGTGCCCCAGCCGGCCAAAAGGTCTATCTTGGCCGCACGCAGCCAGAAAAGCCGATCGCTACGTCATTCAAGAAGTCAGCCGGCAGCATTCGTTCTGAGCTGAAGTCAGGGATTACGACCGCCATCGAAAAGGCCGGCAAGGACTTGGCCAACTTTTTCCCGGTGAAAGGCAGAGACGGCTGATGCTCAAATCCCCCGAAGCCGTCCTGCTGCGTGCCCTGGTGGCGGCCCCCGCCACGGCCATCATCCTCGGCCGGCGGATCTACGCCGTGATGGCCCCGGCCTCGGCCACCTACCCATTTGCCACCTACCGCCGGGCCGGCATCAACCGCGAGCAGACGCTGGGGCCGCCGATGGGCGTGCCACGGGTCAGCATCGAGTACCAGGTCTACGGCGGCACCTACGAGCAGGCCCGCGAGGCGGCCGACGCCGTGCGTTCGGTTCTGGATGGCTACGGGGGTTCGGCATTAGGCTGCACTGTGTCACAGGTGTCGTTGGAGACCGAGTCCGACGACTTTGTGACGCTGGCCGGCGGCGACCTGCCGCCGGCATACCAAATCACCATGACCTTCGATACCTGGTGGCAGGAGATCTAGTACATGGCCGCAACGCCGCACGGTGCTACAGGAACGACGCTGACGCTTGGCAGCACCACGTTCACCGTCACCAGCATTACGCTCAACTTCTCTGACGTTTCTGGCGAGTCAGACCGCATCGACGTATCGCACCTTGGCCTGACCACTGGCGCGTCTGTTCTGACGCAGGCTCGCCCGCTCAAGGGTTCGACCGGCGGCGAGACCGGCAAGGAAGTTTCGTTTGACTACATCGGCAGCTCGCAGTTGACCGGCGGCACGACCGGCACGCTGACGATTGCCGGCGGAGTGTCGCTTTCAGGTGCGGCCACAGTTGTCTCTTCAAGCGTGACGCTGGCGGTTAACGACGTCATCCGTGGCTCGGCGACCGTCCGGGTGGCCTGACGCCGGGAGGCCGGCATGGCGACCTATTCCACAGGAATCTCGGTCACCTGGGGCGGTACTCCGTTTACTCAGGTCTACGAGCTCGGCCTGCCGCTCTTCGGCAGCGTCCGCAAGGACCGTGGCAGCGGCACATCGACCGGCTGGAGCGACGAGGTCGGCGACGTGTCGATCTCCGCGTACGGCAGTGCCAACATGAATACGGACGAGTACGGCCAACGCAAGCAGCTCGTCGTGTCTGGGGGCGGCGTTTCCTTGACAATCAACGCAGTATGTACCTCAGTGAGCGCGACGCCTGAGCTCAACGGAGTCACGCGGTACACGTTCACGGCGAAACTGCTGGACGGGTAACACACATGGCATTAACCAAAGAACAGATTCTCGCCGCTGACGACCTGGGTCTCCTCGAGGTAAAGGTGCCCGAGTGGGGCGGCTCCGTGTTCATCCGGGTGATGAGCGTGGGCGAGCGCGACTCGTATGAAAACGAGTGGATGGCCAACAAGAGTACGGGCGTAACCAACTTCCGCAGCAAGTTCCTACAGCGGGTGCTGTGCAACGACAAGGGCGAGCTGCTGTTCACCAAGGACGAGGTCGAGCAGCTAGCCAAGAAGTCGGCCGCCGTCACCGGTCGCCTGTGGGAAGCGGCCATGAAGCACAACAAGCTGTCCGACGCCGACGTGGAGGAGCTCGCAAAAAACTGAATCTGCGGCCCGCCAGGGTGTTTCTGTTTCGGCTGGCCGCATGTCTTGGTTGGAGCGTGAAGCAAGTATGCACGGACATGGACTCCGCCGAGTTGAGCGAGTGGATGGCCGTGCATCGGTACTTTATGCCGCTGCCCGACCCGTGGCATCAGACGGGCGTGTTGGCCTCGGCTGCCATCGCCCCGTACGCCCCCAAAGGCAGGACGCCTCGGGCTATGGACTTCGTGCCGATCGAGAAGCCGCCGCAGCATCCCGAGCAGATCGCGGAAGCGTTGCGGGAACTCAAGCGTCAACTGCGAGGTGAGTGATGGCTACCGCCGTTGGCCTTAACATGAAGATTACCGCCGACACGGCGGGGATCGGCCGCGGTATGAACAAGACCGAGCGGATGCTTGGCCGGCTGAGCAAGTCGGCCAGCAGTGCGGCCGGCAGCCTGCGGGCGTTGGTGGGCATCGAGATTGGCACGCGGCTGGCGTCCGCATTTACTGACGCCGTCCGTGGTGCCATCAGCATGGCTTCGCGTGTAACGGAAGCCGTTGCGGCCATGGACGACCTTTCCCAGCGAACGGGCGTAAGCACCGACGCGCTGCAAGGGTTCCAGGTGGCCGCCGACTTGGCCGGCGTGCAGAACCTAGAAGGTGCCCTGCAGAAGGTGTCGGTCGTGCTCGGTGACGCTGCGGCTGGCTCGGCCACGGCACAGAAAGCATTCGCCAACATTGGCCTGAGCGTGGACGACCTGCTGAAGCTGTCGCCGGAAGATCAGTTTCGGGCGGTAGCGTCTGCTATTGGTAACATCCAAGGCCCGGCGGCACAGGCTGCGGCGGCCGTGGACTTGTTTGGCAAGAGCGGCGTTGAGCTGCTGCCCCTGTTCGCCAGCAACCTCGGCGAGATCGAGGAGCGTGCCAAGCAGCTCGGCATCGTGTTGTCTGCCGATCAGGTCGGCGCGATCACGGAAATGGATGACGCGCTTCTGATGGTGCGGAAGACATTTGACGGCATCATCGGCCAGGTCACGGCCAACCTCGCGCCGGTCGTGACGGCACTGGCCCAAGAGTTCCTTTCGTTTGTCGAGTCGTTCAACGGCTTTGGCGGTGGTGGTGGCAGCGGCATTGCCGACGCCTTGACCGATGGCCTGCTCGATTTCGCCGAGTACATGGCCGGCATCTTTGATGCCGCGATTGCCCAGTTCGGAGAGTTTGGTGCCAGCCTGCAAACGGCGGCTTCCGTGTTTGAGTTCGTAGCCAATGTGTTCATTGCGGTTGGCGAGGCTTTGCGCGTCGTGTTCAACGTGTTTGAGCTGGCTGGCAATGCAATCGCCATCGCACTCGGATCATTTCTTGAGCAGATTGGTTCATGGGTCGATAGTGACCTGGAAACCTTTGGCCGGCAGTTCAAGGAAAACGCCATTGAGGCCGGCAAGCAAAACAGCAAAGACCTCGAGTCCGCTGCGTCTGGCGTAGCCAAGGCTGCCTCGGCCGCCGTGTTTGGCGGCTCTGGTTTGCCGCAGGCGGCAGACGGCCCTGCTACTCGCGCGGTTCGCGGAGCACGAGAGCGATTCGACAACCGCGACGATCCGGCCAGGCAGGCACAGAAGGAGGCCGACCGTGCCGCCAAGCAGGCTGAGCGCGAGCGTGCCGCTGCCGCTGCCGTGGCTGCCAAGGCTGCCGAGGAGGCCCGCAAGGCTGAAGAGAAGCGGCTGGAGGCCATCAAGAAGGCCGACGATGAAATCGCCAAGGTCGAGGAAGAGCGGGCCAAGCGTGCCGCCGAGATCGAGGGCGAGCGTCTCGACGCCCTGTCTCGCCAGAGCAATCAGGCTCTGAGTGTCAGCGACATCCGCTCCGGTGGGATCAGCGAGATTCTCCGCATCGCCACAGGCCGCGAAGATCCGGCCGTCGAGGAGTACCGAAAACAACTCGGCGAGCTTCGCAAGATTGACGCCAAGCTGGGCGAACTGCGAGCGGAACGTGTGGAGATTATGGGCAACGGCGCGAGGGCCGCCTGATGGCAGTTGTAGGTTGGCGAGAAGTATCGGGCCGGTCGCTAACGCATCGCTTTGGCGAGCCGCCGACGGCAGACCGCAAGTTTATTGTGACACTGGATAACACCGCCGCCAGCGTTAACGTGGTGGCCGCTGCCATTGGGATTTACCACGGGTCGCCGCATCCTGAGTTCGGATTTATTACCATGACCGAGGCGTCGATGGCCGAGGGCTCGCCTTCGCCATTTCACGCCGAGGTTACGTTCAAGTACGAGCTGCTGGATCCTGATGAGCGCGACCCCAACCCGCTGGCTCGCCCTGACATCTGGAGTTTTTCGACCGGCGGTGCTGCCGTGCCGGCCTTGTACTACTGGGACGGAAACATTCAGAAGCCGCTCGTGAACTCAGCTAAGGATTACTTTGAGGGGCTGACGACCGAGGAGGGCGAATGCCGGGCAAGCATCACCGGCAACCGGGCCAACTTTCCACTCGCGACGGCCGTGGCTGTCACTAACTGCGTGAACGATGCAACTTACTTGGGCGCGACTGCCGGCCATTGGAAGTGCACCGGAATCAGCGGACAGCAGCAAATCGAAATGGTCAACGACGCAGAAGTGCGGTACTGGTCAATCAGCACGGAACTCGTCTACCGCCAGACCGGGTGGAACCTGTACTTGCCTGACGTTGGATACAACTACCTCGAGGGCGGAAACAAAAAGCGAGCTTATGTCATCGACCCCGACAGTGGGGAAAAGGTTGCCTGCGTCAACCCGATAGCCTTGAACAACGACGGAACACTCAAGGCCGCTAACAACTTGCCCGACATCCTCGAGCGGCGGGTCAATCGAGAAGTCAATTTCTCCCAATACTTCGGCACTCCTTCTTGGCTATAGGTGAACCATGTCAGACGTGACCTACAACATCAGCGGCACCGTCAGCAAAGGTGCCCTGCGAGAGCAGTTCAATGCCTCGGCTATTACTGCCGACATCGCCACGGCGGGCGTGTCTGCGGTGACGCTGGGCCTTGGCACGAGCACCATCGCGGTCAGCACGGCTACGCTCGGTGCCGTAGGCCTGGCGTTCATTCGCAATTTGGCGACCGAGACCACGCACACCGTGTCGTTCGGACGACTGGACGGCACCAACTTGTACGAGACGGTTCGGCTCAAGGCTGGCGAGGCTGCGTTGCTGCGGTTGGCTCCCGGCAACTATGCTGCCAAAGCAGCGGTGGCCGGCACGACCAGGGCAGTCATTACGATCTATGAGGACTGACTGTGTCCGACCGAGTCACGTTTACGAAGGCATCCGCTGAGCGGATCGCTCAAGCTGTCCGCATTGTTGAGGCCGGCAATCGTGACACCGGAGGGTTGCCGACCGCGCCGCGATTCAGCCCAGGTGCCAGCCCGATCCGGTTCTGCTCGTGGACGGCGACTTGGTCGCACGGCACGGTGTCCACGATCACCTTTGACCCGGCCACGAGCGTGACCGCCACGGCCACGAACGTCTACTTAGGCGTCGGCCCCGGCAACGGCTGGGCCGCCCAGCACGGCACGGCGGGCTGGCGACTGATTGGGGCCGACCTGTCGCTGCAGCCCTCCTACAGCGGCAACGAGATCCAGT